TCTGTCATTTCGTCACCTCGTTTTCGTCAGTAGGAAACTCATATTTTATGGATTTTCCACAATAAGGACACAATTCATAAACTGGCAAACCTAAGTAATCTATTGTCACATTAAGACAATCAGCGTGTAGAATATAGGTTCTCCCTAATATTCCATTTTCAAAATAGTCAAAATGCCACGTACATTTATTTTTCATTCCTTCACCTCGTTTAGGGCGTGTTCGGCTATTCCAACAATTTGTTCTAGCAGTCCGTATTCATACGGTGATAATTTGAACCGCATAGATTCGTAACTCGCTATTTTGGTGAGAGCTTCTTCAAGCTCCTCCACACGTGCTTTCATCTCTTTCAACGAATCATGATACGCCAGTAAAACAAATTCATTTTGCGTTGCGTCTGATATTAACTTCTCTTTATATTTTTGCAGACGTTCATTCTCCACTTTGAGTTGGTCACGTTCTTTCAGCACATCATTCCATTCATCTGGGTATGCCATCACTCCTCACTTTCTTTCAGCATCAAATCATAATCTGATAATGCGTTGTCCATTTAATACTTAACCTCCATCATATTGCCACATAACGGCATTACAATAACTATGTACAGCTCCCTCAGTCAATCCTGTTTTATGGTCGTGCTGTAAGTGAATCGGATACTTAAGAAAGTCTTTTGGAAAGCGAGACCAATTTATCTTCTTTTTGGTTATGTATTCTGGTGGATCAGAATCCAAATCTCCTCCACAATAGAAACATTTACTATTCTGTAGTTTTTTATATTGCTCTCTAACAGCTCTTTTCTCCTGTCCAGTAAGCTTTTTATAATAAACTGGTAGTTCCATTATAATCTCCCTTCACCCATGTTTTATAAAATCCACGTGTCGAACTAAACACGCTTTCCTCATAACATCTTGTCGGCTTTGGAATACGCCAGTTGTCATCATACTCAGCCTTGCGCTTGTCATCCTGCTCAAACAGCTTGCAATCGTCGCACAATGTGACGTCGCCGTTGAATATTCTGGCGTTGTGCTTGTTGCACCACAACACTACATCATTATTGAATTTCGTTTCACTGTGTTTGCAGTAGCACCATTTGTCTGTCATTCTGTTCTAATCCATGTGACTTGTTCTTCAAAATACTGAACCTCACACCCTAAATGAATTGACAAGTTGTTAGCAAAATCTTTTGTTTCATACACACTTTTCGGCTTCAAAAAATATTTTACTTCCATGCGCTCTCTTGTAATTGTATTTAGAATTTCGATAATTACGTCACCAAACATTTTTTGTTTGTGTCTTACAATTACTTGTTTATTTGTTACCCGATCATCTTCGTTATTCATCTCTCACTCTTTCTCTGCGTGTAACATGCGCAGCCCGTATATGGTTTATTTCTCGTTCTTTTTCTCAAGCCAGAATTTGGCTTCATTGAATTTGTTCAACGTGTCCTCGTCCTTTGGGTTGGCTTTCAATCGTTTTGTGTACTCGTTCAGCCGTCCGGCTAATTCACCGGTTGTCATGCTTTCCCAATCGTGGCTTTCGTCTGTTTCAACTGTCAAGGTATTCTTGACGGTTCCGCCTAATTCCACCGCTGTGTCGACAAGGGATGGTTCTGGTTCGTCCATCCATTCTGGAGCTTCCGGCTGTTTTGGTTGTTGCTTCTGTTTGGCTTGTTGTTTCTTCTCTGGATCCACAGCGACAAAATCAGCGTCAATATAATCTTCAACATCCTGGGTAAAATATTCACTTGCGTTTGTGGCTAATAGCACCGCTGCCACGTAAGCGCGCTTTTGCGCCATTTTCTGCAACGTATTCACAATATCGGCAATATCAGGGTTCTTGATCTGTCCACGTGGCTGATCTTCGATTTTTGGATCACCATCCTTGAATTTGGCGCCACATCCACCCTTCTTAGTAAAACACAACCATCCACCACCATATTCAGCTTTTCCTTTTATTACTGTTTCATTTCCACATGCAGGGCATTTGATATTTGCCGAACGGTAGCGGTATTTCTTCTCAAAGCTGTTGCAACTACCTTCACCTTCGGCAACAATCTTGCCGTTGCGTGTGATACGGCATTTGTACCAATAATTGAAGAACGGCTCGCCGTCATGGTCTTTTCCCGTCCAGTCTTCTTCTCTTTCGATGATCTGAAATTCAGCGGACAATCCAAAAAAGGTTGTCAACTTTTCAGCACCTGGCTTGAGCAGTGTTGGTTTGCTCGTTCCCGGTATAATTCCAAAGTCGGTATCAACTTTCAAAATTCCGCTGATAAAATCCTTCATGTCCTGATACCGTCTCATCGCTCCTGCCACGTTCACAACAGGGGCAATAAACAGATTTTCGTCTCTTACTGCTAATCCTTGTTCACTCATCTCATCCTTCCTTTCCAAAAATATAATCGTCAAACAAATCACACATCTTCGCCATTAAGGCTGTCACCGCTATTATTGCTATTACTGTTATCATTTCGCTCCTTTGCTACGTGTACAAATGCTGAATAAATTGTTCTCAGGTGTGGTCATGCTTCACCTCGTCGTAAATATGCGAACATTTGTTGTTCGTCCAGATGTGGGTCGTATTCCGGTTCTTCCGGCTCTGGTTGCGTGTCGTCGGGCCGGAATGGGTCTGCAACATCCTCACTCACTCTCATGTTCTCAAGGCTGTCAATGAACACCGTCCCTTGTGCATCACTATCACAACCGGCTCCGGCAAAGTATTTCGTGAACGGCTTCGTTCCGTCGGTGGTGGTAACGTTCACGCACCCGGACAAGAATGATAACCCGTTTACTTCAACTGTGTAGCCGTGCCATTCTGCTAATATGTGTTTCATCTCGTATCTCCTTTTGTTTGTCGTTCGATCTAATAAGATTATAGCACTTTTCACGAATATGTCAAGCACCAATTTTACTATTTTAGCAAACTGGTAAAATTCATTATTGACACCCGGGCGAAATAATGTATAATGGATATGGAGGTACAAATTATGGATGACAAATTCAATGAACAAATGCAAAGGCTAATTGAAATACGTGACCGCAACAATGAAATTAAGCGGTTACGACAAGACGGTTGGACGCTGCAACGGATCGCGGATAAATACGGTTTGACAAAGGCACGCATTCAACAGATTGTTGGGCGGGTGGCAGAATGACCGGCGAGCTTCAGGCGTTCGCTAAGCGGCTGGTAAGGGAGATGGCGTGACCAATGACAGATATTTCAAACGCACCAGGCGCTTTACATTTATTGCCAACCGGGGAAGGAAAAATTATCAAACACACAAAATATGGCACTTATGTGTTAATCGACGGTGTAAAGCTATTCATACCAAAAACATCCATTGACATCGAACAACTTGAAAAAGAAGCGCAGGAATGACCCATCACTCTCCCGTTACACTATCTACACCCTTGACATATTGTAACGTGTGTGTTATGATTCTACTTGGCAAACGTTACTTTAGATTAGTGAACAATAAACCGCTTATTTCCAGTGACGTTTGCCAAAACCCACTAATTAGGAAATCGGCGGTTCATTGTTTATAAGGATGTAGAAATGGAAAGATTAAATTCAATTCAACAATTTCCTGATCCTGTGAGAAAGTTTTTAGAAAAATCAAAAATTGGTCCAAGAGAATATAAAGAATATATCAAGTCGTTTGAATGGAAAACAAAGTCTGAATATATAAAACAAGACCGTGGTTATCGTTGCCAGCTTTGTAATATTTCTGGATATGTTGCAAGTTTGCATGTCCACCACAACACTTATGAGCGATTAGGTGATGAACGAGAAATAGATGTTGTTGTATTATGCGCAGATTGTCATGAACTGTTTCATAAATATAAAAAACCGCAGGCGAATAATATTCCAATTTCAGATAATGAAATAAGAAAAGTTTTACACTACAATGGAGTATCTCCAAAAAATGATGATCCGTGGAATTTTTATTCCATAGGAAAAATGATAATTCAGCACATTATTGATGGGTACAATACAAAACTTTTTGATTCATATAATAAAATAAATATTGATATCGTTTATAAGGCGATAGACAGACAATATAAGAAATATGAAGAAAACGAGGAAGAATGAGCATTCAATGGTGGCGATCATGGCACGGAGCACCAACGGACCACAAGTGGGCTGTAATTGCTGCCAGGTCCAAAGTAAAAGTTGGTATTGTTTCAGCGGTTGCCTGGGCGTTGATGGATTATGCCAGCCAGAATAACGAACGGGGATCCGTGGCAGGTTTTGACACTGAAACATATTCAATTTATTCTGGCTTTGACGAAGAAGAAATAAAGGCTGTTATCAATGCAATGATTAACAAAGGTATGATTGTTAATAACATGTTCACTAACTGGGAGAAACGCCAACCAAAACGGGAAGATGATAGTAGCGAACGTGTAGCGCGACACAGGGCAATGAAACGCAATGTAACGCAATGTAACGAAGAAAAAAGCGATGAAACGTTTTCCTCTTCTTCTTTAATCTTAAATATAGAAGATAAATTTGACCAGGTTCAAAGTTGGATTGAAAAAACAACTGGACTTATGGCTTCAGGGAAGTCAGCGGTAAATGCTATAAATGAATTAGTAAAAGCAAACGTTATTGAAGAAGATGTAAAAAATGGCTATCAATGGCTTTGTGAAAATGGAAAAACGTTGAAATACTATTCGTCACTTGTTGGACCTGTAAAAACTGAAATGGCAAAACGGCTACAAACTAATAATTATAAACCATCTAATAAGGACCCTTACGAAGGAGCGAAGCGATATGACTGATGATGTGCAGCAAAGTGTATTGAACCATAAGAAAAACCACGAATTATTATTTTGTGCTTGTGCGTTTTCAAATGCTGAGATGGTGAAAAAAGATTGTGGATGGTTATCACCGGATATCTTTACAAGCTACGCATTAAAAGCATTTTGGAAAGATTTGCAGAATGATATACCGCCAACAGAAGCGGCAATTAATAATGTGGTCCTGAATGAATTAGTAAGTGCGAACACGCAAATACTATCAACGCTTGAATATCCTTCATACGCACAGGCAATATTGGATGATGATTATTTATTGAACATAGCAATGAATTTAGGGCCGGTTGCTGAATCAATAGGATCAAGGGACCTGATAAAAACAAAAAAACTTATTGATAAGATCACTGATAAAAAACAGGTATCTAATTATGAAATACCAAGTGCTTATGATGTTGCAATGGATTTTGCAGAAACACTTGGGCTTGATAACCAGGTTGTAAATACTTATATATCACCTCTTGATAATTCGCTTGGTGGAATGGCAATAGGAACCCTAAATCTTATAGCAGCCAGACCATCAATGGGAAAAACAGGATTAGCCTGGCAGATTGCGCGGAACATGGCGACAAATGGAAAGAAGGTTATTTATTTTAGTGTTGAAATGAGTGCTACAGCACTATGGGCGAGGGCGGCTTGTGGAATATTAGAATACGATATAAAAGATTATTACAATAATAAACTCACAAAAGAACAGATATCAAAAATTGTAGATGTTACTGGATCGTTGATGAATAAATATGGTGAGAATTTGCGCATTGATGATAGGTCCAGAATAACGAGTGAGGATATTTGGAAGGCAGTTTCTAAATATACACCTGATTGCATTGTTGTTGACCACATAAGTTTATTGTCTGACAAGGCTGATAATGAAATAAAAAGACTTGGGAATATTACCTGGACAGGAAAACAAATAGCAAAAGAATATAAGCTTGTAAGCATTTATTTACAGCAATTAAACAGGGGCACAGAATATAGATCCGGTGATGCAAGGCGTCCAACAATGTCAGATTTGCGAGATAGCGGAGAAACAGAACAAAACGCAGATACCGTGACTTTTATTTATAGACCTGATTATTATGAAGTTGGTACACCTCCAATCGTATCAGACACAGAACTTATTATTGCAAAAAATAGAAATGGTGAACGAAATATTATTGCAAATACAAAATACCACTTAAAACGACAATGGTTTTACAGTAGAGTAGAATTAGAACAGGAAAGTGAGATAAGGAGAACACGATGAACCTTTGGGATGCACGTATCAAAGCCGAAGCCGAATACAAGGCAGCGGTGCGAGAGTGGAAAGCGAACCCGACGCAACGGAACGCTGACCGGGTGAAGATTAAGCAGGCGTTGTTGGAAGGACTTCAACGTTGGATGTGTGAGAGGAGTGTGGCGGGATGAAAATATTGAACCTGTATTGTGGTATTGGTGGCAATCGAAAATTATGGGATAGTAACCATGATATAACATCAGTTGAAATTAATCCAGAAATAGCGAAAGTTTATCAGCATTTTTTTCCTGATGATAAATTGGTTATAGGGGACGCACACCAATACTTATTAGACCATTATAAAGAATTTGATTTTATTTGGTCAAGTCCACCCTGTCAAAGCCATTCAAGTTTTAGACAAAATATTTGCGTTAGATTTAGGGGTACTTGCGCGGTTTATCCTGACATGAAGTTATACCAGGAAATACTATTTTTGAAATATAACTTTGATGGGAAATGGGTTGTTGAAAATGTAAAGCCGTATTATGAACCATTAATAAAACCAACAGCAGTATTACAGCGTCATTTATTTTGGGCAAATTTTGACATTGCCGACAAAAAGATTAATGCGGAGAAAATAAGGCGAGCACAAATTCCGCAGTTATCAGAAATCCATGGATTTGATTTATCGAATTTTAGATTATCAAATAAACGTCAAATATTAAGAAATTGTGTTTATCCAGAAATTGGTAAACACATTTTAGATTATTGCGAGGTGTCAGCATGACCGAACCTAGACCGATTTGGATTGCAGACTATTCCCCATCCCTCAACGGAGAACCCCTATCCACGAAGCAACTACACGAGGTCATCACATCACAGTCGATGACGATTGACAAGCTGTACAGCGAGGTCGGGCGGTTAAATGATGTAATAGGATTATTGCGAAACTGGGTAAAAGCCTATCCGCTTGATATGTTTCCAGAACCAGATTTGAAATTAGCAAGAAAACTGCTTGAAGATGGTGGCGTGAATTATAGTGCTCTAAATGTATATTCCATGCGACATGTGATAAACGGAGTTGGAAAGATTATTGATGAAGCTTTAGGCAAGGTGAATGAATGAGATATAAGGATGTTATCGCCAAAATGCGAGAGAACGAAATAAAGGATTTTTCACAGGCTGAATTATCACGGGTATTCAAAAATTGCGCATCACCTGAAGCGTGTAAGCGTGGAGTTTATATCATGCTACATGACAACTTTACCATCGATGAAATTTACACCGAAAAGCAATTGTCACTGTTGGAGCCGAAGTGAGAAAATACACCGACACCGACCGCGAAATATTATGCGAGTGCTCATGCGAGATATGCGGCTCATGGCATTGGCGACCACAAGCCGGATTGTTTATTTGCGATGATTGCAAACAAGAGCGCAAGCAGAACCGGGAAAACTATCGCAATCGCAATCTTACCAAAAAGCCTACGCTACAATCCATGCGCAAGGCAGCGGCGATTTACAAGATAGTTTGCAGCCATGCTGAAACAGGCCTGACACAAAATCACATACGGGAACACATGATACGCAACGGATGGAAAATCAAGTCGCAATCCATCGACGTGTTAGGACTGTTGGATTATACGGGGCACCTGATTTGGCTTGACGATGACGGGCGATTGCACCCGTACAAAAATTTGAATACAGGAGAGAGATATGAGTAGCGTCGAGCTGATACAAGGCGATTGCCTTGAGGTGATGCCTACATTGCCACAAGTTGACGCAATCATCACAGATTTACCTTATGGTACTACCGCTTGCAGTTGGGATAATATCATTCCTTTCGATAAGATGTGGCACGAGATAGAACGAATAAATAAGGGAGTGTTCGTTACAACTGCAAGTCAGCCATTTACCAGCAAACTTATAATGAGCAACGTCGAGAATTTCAATAGCGAGATTATATGGGAGAAAGAGCGACCATCAAATATATTTCAGATGCACAAGCAGGTTGGTAAAACGCATGAAAATATTATCGTTTTTTATAAAGGCGTTTTTAATCCGATAAAAACAAAAAACGGTAAATATCGTTCACGAGAAACAATGCAAAAATATGTTGGAAATAAGCTAAAGCATCACGATGGCAATTCAGTCACTTCGTATCGAAGTGACTGGGATGGTACGAAATCATTACCACGTAGCGTTTTATATTTTGTTCGTGATGTTTCTCCAGACAACCACCCAACCCAAAAGCCAGTATCTTTATATTCATATCTCATTCAAACCTACACAAACGAAGGTGATACGGTGCTTGATATTACGATGGGTTCAGGTACAACCGGAGTCGCATGTGTTCAGACTAACCGCAACTTCATCGGGATTGAGATTGACAAAGGTTATTTTGATATCGCACAGGAACGCATCCGAGTAGCACAAATGCAACCCAATCTATTCGAGGTGAACAAATGACTAAACAAACGGCGATGATTTACTTCGTGCTTGATAGCAAAACCGACCAACCACGCATGAGGATAGAGGACGGCAAGGTATATCCAGACGGTACTTGGCATAGTTGGTGCGATCGGGAGTATTTGATACCGGACGGGTTCATTGATTTGTGCGTGGAGTACAGGAGCAATCAAAATGATACCAAGAGTTAGACCGTACCGCTTCGACAACCACCGTGTTCGTTGCACGTGGTACGGATTTTGGTTGATAACCATGCGTTATGACGTGGAGTGTATCACCTTTGCGTTGTGGATGAAGTACAGGCAGAAAGAGAGGCTGAATTGAGCGACATTGAGCTGATACAAGGCGATTGCCTGGATGTGATGCGTGGCATGTGTGATAAAAGCGTGGATGCAATTTTTACATCACCACCATTCAAAGAGGAAGATGTACCAAATGATTATTGGATGTTTTATTCAGAGTTTATGAAACAGTCAATGCGAGTGGCCAGTAAATTTGTTCTTGTGTTTCATACGGCCACAAAAATAAATCGTCTTATTATAGACTATCCGCCAAAACGCTTGATGATATGGGGCAAAGGGTATTCACAAATGAGTTGGCGATATAACCCAATTTTTCTTTATCAAATATCAGATGATTACAAGGTAAATAAATATATATGGTCAGATATATTTGGAGCTCAGTCATTATTTGGTGATAACAAAGTACACAAATATCAAGACCCTCTTGTTTTATACACTGCAATTCTAAAGATGTTTAAAGGTTGTGATACCGTCCTCGATCCCTTCATGGGTTCAGGTACAACGGGTGTGGCATGTGTTCAACTCAACCGCAACTTCATCGGCATCGAAATCGACCCGACATACTTCGCAATCGCACAGGAGCGCATCCGAGTCGCACAAATGCAACCGAACCTATTTGAGGTGACACCATGAAAATTATTAGATGGATATTTGAAAATGAGCCTGAGTTTTTTACAATTGGATTTATGCTGTTTCAACATGTTTTCATTGAAATTTCCATGTCTAAATTTTGGCTAAACTATTGGATGTGGTGGGACGATGAAGGGGTTGCAAAAGTTACATACATTTTTCGTATAGGTTGTGTTGTGATGAAAAACGCCTATGTTTTGAGTGTTATTTTATTCATCTTTAGTTTGAAAATAGGAGTAAGGAGGTTGAATTGAGTGACAAACAAGTTAGCTTTTTTGTAGATGGAAATCCGATACCAAAACAATCCTATCGTGCAGTCAAGGGTGGTGGCTATACATCTCCACACGTCAAGGCGTGGGCTAATACCGTTGCACAAGTGGCAAAAATAAACATGATGGGTAAGGACTTGTTCACTGGAAACATCAACGTCGAATTGCAATTTTTCTTGCCTGATAAACGTCGCAAGGATTGGGACAACCTCGCAAAAAATGTGATGGACGCCATGAACGGGATTGTTTACAAGGACGATTCACAGGTGACAATGGCAACCATCGAAAAGGCTTGGGATAAAAACGAGCCTGGCGTTTATGTGCTGGTTGTGGAGGATGTATGAATAAAATCCACGATAGAAAAACAATTATCGCGATTATTATAACCCTGATTATCTTAGAAACAATTCGACGATTGCGAGTGATTGAATACCAATGCAGGAGGGCGTGATGGACGAAAATAAACGCTTTATAACCTGCGACGAAGGGGAGCGATTGTATAATTACTACGCAAATTGCCTTGATGATGACGAACTGTGCTTTACACAGGCGATGAGCGACGCATGGAAAGCATGGGTTGACCACAAGAATAATTGTGATGTGTGTGGGTATGTGTGACATGCGCCCCATGTCATGTTACGCGTGATAAATTGTTAACCTTAAATTATCGCAACCAATTTAAGGAAACGCTTGACAAAATAGAATAAATGTGCTACAACCTTGATAAGAGTGTAAACAGATGTTTATACTGTAAAATAGAGTTTATGTCAAGGAGTCTCCCATGTCAGTATTAGCCGTTTTAGGTATTATCCTCTTGTTGTCGTTTTTAGTCGAGGCGTTGGTAGAGTTTTTATTTGGTCAATTCTGTGACCATATACCAGCCCTCGAGCCTTACAAGTGGTTGTCGTTCGTGTTTGCGATGATTGCAGGAGTAGCGGGTTCATTTATTTATAAGTTTGACCTCATGCACCTGGTCGGGGAATGGCTAGGCAATCCGATACCAATACACGGATTCGGGATAACGCTGACAGGGCTTGCAATTGGACGGGGTAGTAATTTTATCCACGACATAATCAGCAAGTTTTTTAAATCAGGTGATCCAAAAGTAGTAATTGGACTTGTAAACGACAATCAAGAAGTGTAACAGGGGGCGATCATGGAAGACGACAACGGCAACGGTCGCATAACTAATGCAATCATAATGAACGAGTTGAAACACATATCAGCAGAAATCAGCGGAATAAAATCCGAGGTTAGCGAAATCAAAAAAGAGGTTCGCAGAGTTGACTCACTCATAACACGCGTTGAACGGTTAGAGCGAGAACAAGACAAACTGCGTACAAAATCGGATGGTTGGTCAGTCCTCAACAGTATAGGGGTATTTGTTGCAGGGCTGATTGCTTATTTATCGGGAAGGTAGGATTTGCAGGAGTGGCTCAATGTGCAAACTCAAATCGAGGGTTAGCAGGAAGCTAAAGGCACAGCCACCCCTTCAAGTTCTGGAAGGATAACAAATGGCGACGACTCGCACGGTTACAGGCACGGTTCTAAAGCCCGACGGCACGGTTTACACCGATTGGGCTGTTAAGTTTACGCTTTTAGCTGAGATTATATCGGATGGTGACTTGATACCGAGAAACACGGTTGAGATCACGACTGATAGTAATGGCGATTTTTCTACCACTTTAGCGGTTCCAGATAGTGGCACGGCTTATTACAATTTGCGGTTTCAAACTGGCTATTCGCGTGACTTCAATCTGTCCGGCGGTTCATCCATCGGACTGAACGAGATTATCTCAATCGCAACCGTGGCAAGCGACCCGAACTACATCACGGAGCTGACATCACTCAAGATAACCCACACGGACGTTGACTTGCAGATTACCGCAGCAGACGAATACATCCGCTGTGATGGCACGTTTGAGGTGACACTTCCAGCGACAACCGGTAGCGGTGACGTGTATTTCATCGCCAACATTGGCACAGGCACGATAACGCCTGTTGTGACGGGCAGCGACACGATAAATGGGACTACGCCATTGACGATTCCGACCATGACGATTGCTTACTACGTTGACGCTGTGGCTGGTAACTGGGACTCGAATTGGTAAAGTGAGGTGATATGGATAAACGAAAATTATTGACGATGATGGGGGGGAGTAAGAATATAAATATTCTATATGACAGGATTATTGCCACTCAACCGGATAGTTTATTGCTATATTATCCGATGGACGAAACTACTGGAACAACAGCGGTTGACAACAAAAATGATTATGATGGTGCAATAACTGGTACAGTCACACTAAACCAAACAGGAATTGGTGACGGAAAACCGTCATATTTATTCTCAAGTGATGGAAAAATAGACTTTATGTCAGCCGGATTTGCGGCTGCTTTTAATGCCGCTGAATTTACGATAGGATTATGGGTAAAAAAGACAACTTGGAATTATACAGGTAGGGAGGATTTTGTAGCTTTATTTGGTAATGCAACAAATTATATTTTTATCAGAAAAGACAATACTGCAAATAAAATAGCTGGTCAATATGTTGCTGGTGGAACTGGCGAATTAACGATTACTGACATGACAAGTACAAGTTGGGTTACTATATTTTTGACGGTTTCAAAAGCTGCTGACTCATTTCATTTTATTGTAAATGGTATTGATACTGAAAGAAACACACTCGGTACATTTTCGAGTGCAATAACATCAGCAGATATAGCATCGCATAGTAACGCTTATTATTTTAATGGAAACATGGCTCATGTAGCAATTTGGAATAAACAACTTACAGTAAACGAATGTATAGGACTTTCGAGTGTGAAGCCCCCTTTTGATAAAACAGCCGTCGTTATTACGCTGGACGACGGCTTGTCTGGTGTAATGGATGTTTATAATTACGACAAAACAATAAACACAACAGTGTTTGCAAACAGCGACAATGTAGGCACAGCGGGATATTTGACATTAGCACAGTTGCAAGAAATGTATGCGAGCGGTTGGGATATTGGAAACCACACAAAAACACACGCACACTTAACAGCATTGACGGAAGAACAGGTTAAAACAGAAATACAAACTTGTAGTCAATATTTGATTGATAATTCAATGCCAAGAGCGGCGTACCAATTTGCTTATCCATATGGCGAATATAATGATGATGTTATTCAATGGGCGCAGGATGTGGGAATTTTATCTGCAAGAGCAATAGAATATTTACTTGTTGATGTTGATGCAAAATTTGTTGATAGATATGAAATGTCTGCTTATGCCGTTGAAAACACAACAACACTTGAAACAGTAAAAGGATATATTGATGATTGTTATGATAATGCAAAATACTGCATCTTATATATGCACAATTTTGTCGAATCAGAACCGACACGGTATCAGTGGTTAATTTCTGATTATCAAGCATTAATTGATTATATAAAATTAAAAGGCTATAAAACGAAAACAATTTCACAGTTATATGCCGATATTATGGAAGCACAGGTCTAACATGACCCCCACCCTCGACTACGCCCTTATGATGTTATCCTGCTACGAGAATGATGAACCGCTGAACATTGAGGCGATCAGCCATTACCGACAATTAGCAGCGGATGAACGAGAACGAATGGAGAAGGATGATTGAACCTGTAAAGTTTGATGCTGAGCTTAGGAGTTTGAAAAGTTGCGTAGACCACACGTATACATTGACGCTAAATATACCGGAATACAACCTGGAGCAGGTACAAGAGTTGATGGGAATGCTTGGCGATATGGTAGCGGTGGCGATGGTGAAAGTTGATGGAGAGGACTAAAAATAATAATCTTTCCTAACATAGAGAGCGAATAATGGCAGGCAAAAAGAAATTCAAAATTGATGAGGTAATAGAAGCAATCGAAAAAGGTCACACCCCAAAGGATGCGGCTAAAATTTTAGGTTGCCACCCTGACACTATTCGCAATTATGCAGACTCAAACGAACGAGTAAAGCGAGCGTTACTGTCAGAACGTAAAGACTTGGTCGATATGGCAAAAGGTGGATTGAGAAAACACTTACAGCGCAACGAAGCGTGGGCAATAGCGTTTACGCTGAAAACATTAGCTAAGGACGAAGGATTTACGGAGCGGCAAGAAGTCACAGGCAAAGATGGCGGTGATGTAATAATTAGGGTGGTATATGATGAGTAGCACCGAATTAACAGTTACACTTCGTAGGCCACATGAAAAACAACAGGCTTTTATTGCGTCACCTGCAAAACGCAAGATTATCAGGGCGGGAAGGCGCGGAGGTAAAACAGTTGGTTCATCTATTTATGCAGTGAAGAAATTCCTTGAAGGACACAGGGTATTATACGCGGCACCAACCGAAGATCAGATTGGTGCCTTCTGGTACGAGGTCAAAAAAGCATTGGAGGAGCCGATTGACAACGGGATATTCACCAAGAATGAAACGATGCACTTTATAGAATTGCCAGGAACGAAACAGCGTATCAGGGCAAAGACGGCTTTTAATGCTGATACTTTACGTGGAGATTACGCGGATGAGCTATTATTAGATGAGTTTCAATTGATGAACGAAGATACGTGGGCAATAGTAGGCGCGCCAATGTTGTTGGACAATAACGGGAACGCTACATTTATCTATACGCCGCCGTCATTACACAACCGCAGCAGGACAAAGGCTACCGACCCACAACACGCGGCAAAACTATTTAAAAAGGCTGCTGCTGATACTAGCGGGCGTTGGGAAGCGTTTCATTTCACATCCATGGATAATCCATATATCAGCAAAGAGGCGTTAGAAGATATTACTCAGGATATGTCAAGCTTAGCCTATCGCATGGAAATATTAGCGGAGGACGTGGACGAGGTGCCAGGGGCACTATGGACTCGTGAGAACATCGAAAAAGCGCGGGTACACAAAACACCTGACTTGTCGCGTATTGTTATTGGAGTTGACCCTTCTGCTACCTCAGGCGGTGACGAAGCTGGAATTATAACGGCTGCAAGGGCTGGGGAAGATTACTACACTTTGGGTGATGATAGTGTTCAGGGAAGTCCGCAGGTTTGGGCTACTGCAGCGGTTACGGCTTATCACAGGGTTCATGCTGATTTGATCGTAGCTGAGAAAAACAATGGTGGTGAAATGGTGGAAGCGGTAATCAAACAGGTTGACCCTTCCGTTCGTGTTAAGTTAGTTTGGGCTTCACGTGGCAAGGCAACCAGAGCGGAACCAATCAGCGCGTTATCAGAGCAGGGGCGCGATCACCATTTAGGATCATTCCCATTATTAGAAGATGAATTATGTTTATGGATCCCTGGGGACGCTTCACCAAATAGGCTTGATGCTAAGGTGTGGGCTTACACAGAATTGATGGAAAAATCCAACAAAAAAGCACGAAGCTATCAGGGTTAGGAGTAATTATGGCAACTGATTTAGAACGAGCGTATAGCGCACTTAAAGGCAAGAACCCAATATATTCAACGTTATTTGACTACGCAGACGGCAACCAACCGCTGGTATATTCGACCAACAGACTGAAAGAGGCGTTTAACAATATAAGCGCGAAATTCAGTCAAAACTGGATGTCGGTTGTCATTGATAGTGCGCTTGATAGACTGACATATAATGGGTGGGCTACCAAAACCAAAGCCATCACCGATAGACTGCAACAGATATTTGAGGATCACGAATTAGTACAGGATGCCTATGATATTCACCGCTCAGCATCCATCACGCGTGAAAGTTTTGCGATTGCTTGGAAGAATGACGAAGGCGAAATCGAGTTCAATTACAACGACCCGCGCTTGTGTCACATGTTCTACAAAGCCGACAATCCGAAAAAGCAGGACTTTGCGTGTAAGTGGTACAAGGACGGTGATGTTTATCGAATGATTTTATACTACCGCGATAGGCTTGAATATTATCGCACCAACCCGAACAAGAACTTTGTCAATGGCGTTCCTTCCAGTGCTAAAATGTTTATGCCCGACCCAGACAATGAGCGTGCTGAAAATCCATATGGTGAAATTCCGGTGTTCCACTTCTTCATCAGTCGTAACAGCAAGGGCGATTTATACAACATCGTATCATTACAGGACGCGGTCAATAAACTATTCTCAGACATGATGGTAGCGGGAGAATTTGCGGCCTTGAAACAGCGCTATGTTATCACGAGTGAAGACACCAGCGCATTGAAAAACGCACCGAATGAAATATGGCAATTGCCGGAAGGATCACAGGCGGGACAATTTGAATCAACCCCGCTTGATACATTCCTTGACCCGATTGACAAGATTGCAAATTCAATCGCGATTATCAGCCGGACACCAAAACACTACTTTTACAACGCGGGGGCTGGAATATCTGGTGAGGCGTTACTAGCCATGGAAGCACCATTGACCAAGAAAGTTGACCAACGCAAGTCTTCATTCTCATCCACCTGGAAACGGGTAGCACAATTCTTATTGAAACTTGACGGGATTGATTATCCATTATCCGACATCGAGACAGTGTGGGAACCTTCAACCAGTGTACAGCCAAAGACCGAAGCCGATACCGTGAAAGTGTTGACTGAAAGCGGAGTGCCGTTATCTACATCGTTGTCATGGGCTGGTAAGACGGATGAGGAAATAGCAGCGATGGAGAAGGATAAGCAGAAGGAAAAAGAAGAAAACGCAAGCATGGCGAGCGTATTGCTACAAACAGCAAGGGCAAGGCAAGACCAATCGAATCAATTATTAGACGAAGAAAATCAAAACGAGGAGTAAACAAATGGCAGCAATAAACAACATCAACTTAGACACCACCATGACAATCCCAAAGGATGCATCACTATCCGCAGCAATCGACTTACAGGGTTCAACCGCAATCGGGTTTATGACACCAGCGGCAATCGAAGCGACAACGGTACAATTGGGCTTTTTCGCGTCCAACACTTTAGCCGGTACTTACTACGAGGTCAATAAGAACGGAACGCCTGTCACATTGACATTTGCAGTGGACGAATACGCACTGTTAGAAAATCCAACAGACTTATTCGGGGTAAGGTTCCTGAAAATTCAGGCACAAACAGCCGCTGAGGTCGCAGTTGTACAGGCAACAGCCGCACGGACATTCAGGGTTATAAAATCAATCGGATTGTCATAATTCATGTTTCCAGACCCCGTAAGCAGGCAGACTCCTGATGTAATTCGTATTCTGTACGAGTTCAGGCGTGCCGTCGAGATGAAAGAGTTAGACATGCTTGACGAAATGGCGTCCAGGTGGTTGATGATTGAAAACCGCCTTGATGCTGATATAACCGCGCTTGCTTATGAGTTGCAACGATTGAAGGATGAAGGCAAGATTATCACCGAAAGCGTGGTATTGCAGAGCCAACGCTACAAAGCACTCAGGGAACAAATCCAGCGCGAGATTGAAAAGTATAACCGCGAGTATGCCGTAGGTATGATCGAAGGGCAACAGGTTGAATATGCTAAAGCCGGAATTGAAGCGGCTAAGGCAGCGATGCGCTCTGCTATGGGTACTATTGGCTATAACTTCAATCTTATCAACATCGACGCGGTAGCTTCAATGATTGGCTTCGCTGGTAATGGATCTCCGCTATACACCCTGCTACAAAAGGATTATGGCGATGCTGTTAGCGGATTGACAAATGCTTTGATAAACGGGATTGCCAGGGGTTATGGTCCAGTCAAGACAGCGCGTGAAATGGCTAATGGCTTTGGCATGGGACTTGACAGAGCTATCCTGATTGCACGAACGGAGACGATAAGATCGTATCGTACAGCGACAACCGAACAATACCGCAAGTCAGGAGCGGTAACAGGGTTCAGGCGTTTGGTGTGGAAACCTACGGCTTGCATGGGCTGTTTGATGCGTGACGGTGAATATTTTGACGTTGCAGAGGAGTTATCCGATCACCCTGGGGGTAAGTGTACCTCTATAAGTTCCATTCGTGGCGTCAAGGATGTTCAATGGGAAACGGGCAAGCAGTGGTTCAATAAGCTATCACCTGAGGAGCAACGCGCGAAAATGGGAGCTGAGAAATACCAGCTTTGGAAGGATGGGCAATTCAAGCTAGATGACCTGTCACGGTTGCAACATTCTACCGTGTGGGGTGACAGTCCTAGAGTGGCAACGATTAGCGAGCTGTTGGGGGGTAAGGTTGATGATTTACCAATTGAGATTGTTTCTCCGCAATACGTTTTTACACCTGCTAAAACGATTGATGAAGCTAATAAGTTTGCTACCGATGTTTTGGGTATTCCAATGGCAAATTACAAGGGCATTGATATTGATACAGTAAATGAATGGAACCAGGCACTAACAGATTCTTTCAATAAGTTTCCTGAGTTGAAAAATAATTTTGATTTTGCTGGTAGTTTTCAAAACAGAAATAAATGGTTAATTGAATTAGAAGCAAAAAAAATATTAGAAAGAAACCGTAACTTATATGAAAGATTTGGTTATACTGAAGAAAAAATGAAGAAGCAAGCATTATCAACTGCTAAAAGTATAGTTGGTAGAACACCATCTAATACAATGGCTTTATCTGTATCATCTGGAAATGCAAGGGGCGTATTTTTAAACCAAACTATTACAGGACAAAAATTACAAGATGCTCTAAATTATGGCGTTAGTAAAGGTTTTCACCCAGTAGGTTGCAATACCGTTAGAAGTATTTTAGATCACGAAATAGGACATCAACTTGATACACTATTAAGTGTAGGTACAAATGATAAAATAATTTTGAAATATATGAGAGAAAGAAAACTAAATCTAATTAGTAAAAATTTGTCTAAATATGCAACAGAGAAAAAATCGGAATATATCGCAGAGGGATGGGCTGAATATATGAATAATTCTAACCCGCGCGAAATATCATCATTTATAGGTCAACTAATCGAAAGTTTGTATCAAGACAAGTTTGGAGAATGAGATGGATGAATTAAAAAAGTTTGAGTTAGACATGATAGTCGAAAATCTTCCAATGTTTCCACCACTAACAACGGACGGCGACTTATCAATAAAGGACATGTACCCTGATTTGACAGATGAGGAATTAGATTACGTATTCAAGAAGTATAAAGGCACAATGCGAAAATCAGGCAAGTGGCAGTCCGAGGGTGGCTAATATATCAGAACTAATGGGAGTTACGAGATGAAAAAGGTTTGTAAAAATTGTCAATATTTTAGGGAAGGTTATTGGTGTAGTAATTCTAAATCGGTGTGGTTTAAAAACAACGGTACATTGTGGGTTGCATCGTATCACACGTGTCCTGAATTTACACCACGCAACAAGAAAGCACCTTTATGGATGCAGTTATTCAATAAGGTTATGAAAGGAAAAAAATTATGATGGACGAGATGAATGATGAACTAAGGAAAATGATTGAGCTGGAAAACAGCATGATGAATATGACAAATTCAATTGCGACAATGTACAAGGGTTTTATTGAAGCTGGACTTCCAGAACATATCGCGGTTGATCTTATTAAATTCTATAGTGCTAAAGCAATGGAACAAGCCAATATAAGATGGAGTAAAGGTTATGATGAGTGAACGGGAGTTTTGGGTAGAGGTAAGACGTGGCTTAATAATGATTTTAGAAGCCATCGAACGCAAGCAACAAATAGGCAAACATGAGCCTAAACCAACCGTTAAAACATCAACAAAAAAAGGTACTTGACAAAATAGAAAATGTGTGCTAATCTACTGTATATGATTATGTAACCAGCAAG